AATTCACTTGCATCAATTGATAGTTTAGTAGTCAAAATAGTAGCACCTGCTTCATTAATATCAACAATTATTGTTGAACCCACTGGGGCAGTATTTACAGTTGCTTTAACTGCCGTTAATGTCATAGCGAAAGGCATATTAAAAGTAGCCTTTGAAGTTCCCGTTGCTAAGTTAGTGCTTTCATCTGATAAAGAAACAATAAACACTTCTTCGTCTAATCGAATATCATTACCTGCATCATTGGTAAAGTATAATTGATTAGGTGCTACTTGTTTAACCCATAGTTGTCCATAAGTTGCTAAGTCAGCAGTAGCCGCTGGTCTTTCTTTTATCATCATTGAACCTTCAAGAGATAATTTAGCAGTATGGGCCCCTGTAGGAGTAACACCAATACCAACTTTATCTTCCCCTGCATCTGCTACAATAAGTTCTTGGTCGCTATTACCTTCTACTCTAAAGTCAATATCAACTCCATCTTCATTAATTACAGTTTTAGTAAGACTCAAATCAATTCTCCTTTGTCGTGTTCCACCAACAAAAGTTCTAAAGTATAATTCTCCTGATTCAGAATTAGTAGTAATATCATTTACTCTTGCGTAAATATCAGCAAACTCATGTTCTGCTTCTGTTCCAGTGTCATCATCTTCGGTGGAGTTCATACTTAAGAATCTAATGTTACCAATTAAATCTCCATTTGCGGGAGTTGCAGTAGTTCTTTTAAATACTAAATCAGGGGCAAGAGCAGTATCATTGTCCGTAGATTCCAACCTTAATGTATCATCTGTTGAAGATGTTACAATATGTAATGGTGCGGCAGGTGTTGAAGTTCCAATACCAACATTACCACCATTAAATAAAGCGGCATAATTAGTATCTCCACCACTTACATCAACAGTTAAACCTTTTACTGTTTGAGTTCCTGTTCCCGAACCAACAACATCAATATCTATACCAATAGCGGAAGAAGTTCCCTTACTTGAAGAATCCACATCAACATTAATTCCAATATCATTATGTGCGGCAGTTCCACTATTTTGTGTTGCTCTATCAATATCAATTTTTAATGCGGCTAAGTCTTCTGCACCAACAATGGTTCCATCCTTATCAATATCTACTGTTTGTTTATCAGTAAAGGTATTACTTACCTTTACTGCCTTAGCATCTAAAGCAGTTTGTATTGCACCAGTGACCCCTTTAACATAACTAAGTTCTGTGAGATTTGGATATGTTGCTGTATCAGCCGAATCTAAATTATCACTACCATCTGTAATAACAATCGTACTTGGGTCAAGATTAGACACATTAACATCACCCGCACCGTTAACACTAAACTTTACTTGGTCGGAATTGTTTCTTATTTCAAAACCTGTAGCAGTAGTATTAGTTCCCAGCCTTGCTACGATTTGGTCGTTGCTGTCCGTGTTATCAATAATAAAATCTCCAACTGTATTTGTTAAAGTAGTTCCGGCAGAATTACCTGTAATGCTGGCAGTTTCAGTGTAATAAGGTGGAGAACCCCCGGAACTATAACCTATTGACAAACTATTTTCTAATATGTTTTGTGTATAAAGTTGATGGCTATATCCCGATTCATCATTCGCTGTTCCTGCTGTAATTTCTATTAACGCTATTGGGATTAAACTTGCATCTAAATCGGAAACTAAAGCATCTGCACCGGAAAGCGTTCCTCTTACAATTTCAACTGCTGGGCCAAAAGTTAATGTCGAAGTCGCAGTAGCGGTCACATCTGCACTTAATGTAAAAACCGTAGTACTGTTAATTGCCGCCACTGTTGCACCTGCGGGAATACCTGTTCCCGAAACTGTTTGTCCAATACAAACAGTGACACCCGAACCTTTTGTAATATGTCGAATACTTGTAGAACTGCCATCGGATATTCCCGAAGTATTTGTTGTGCATGAAGCAGTAAATTCCACAGGGTCAAGAAGTACCCAATCATAACGAGTGTAATTAGTGTCTCTTACAGTAGAATCATAACTTACTTGTAAATCAGTCGTCAATGTTTGGTATTTATTTCTTGCTTTAAAATGAATTGGTTGTTCTAAAGTAAAGGTAGTAAATCCACCAACGGCAGAAGTAGTTAAACCTGCAATACCTATACACATATTTCCTCTATCATATGATTCTAATGCCTTTAAAATTCCGGTGTGCATTTTACTTGTTTGGTCTACTAATTGAGTTGTTGCACCCATTTCTGTTATATGTCCTTGATTGCTTACTGTTCCCATTAATCCACTTCCACTGTTATAATAAATTCAATTTCTTGACTTGCTGTTAAAGGGCCTATACCATCATAACTAACTCTCGTTAACATTGTTCCCCCTGATACTTCTGAGAAAATTCCTACTTCTTTAATTGTTTGTCCTGTGTGCGTCGAGCCTTGAAGGGTAAATGTAAAATCAATTGTAGTATCTCCGGCAGAAACTACAGTAAGAGTTCCCCTTGAACCTAAAGGTGAATCTAATGCACTTGCATTCGGGTTCGTTGAATCTCCACCTGTTCCTACCTCATAATGGGTAAAGGTCGTAACGATGTAATTTTTAAGTAGTTCCCTTCCATCTTTTGTTATCATAATCCTACCCCCGAACCAAAGCCTATTGTCTTTGTAAATCCTATTACAGAACTTGAAGTTCCCAATGCAGAAGTGCTACTTGTTATCGTAGCCTTGACAAATTTAACCCGAATCCCCTGTATATCAATATTAGGAGAGGTCACACTCTTATAGACTTTTTGTTGTGACCTCCCTTGTAAATTACGAGTTTCTGATAATAACATAGAAAAGGTATTTGCTAAATCTCTATCATATTCACCAAGTAAAATAACAGTAGGGCTTCCTGTTCTTTTTATTACTTCGACCACAACATATTCAGACCTGTATATATTTTCACTTGGATAATATACAGAAACTACTTGTTTTGGTTGTAAGTGAGGTATTTTATCGCCAACTTCTATTGTAAGGGCTTGACTATTTTTACTATATAATTTCAATAAGTCCTTAGCCTTTTGGTCTACTTGCTCTTGAGATATTAAAGAAAAGTCATAAATTTCTTTAACCTTTTCTCTGTTCTTATTAATATCTCTTCTATCTCTTGCTACACCTTTAACATTATCTCCATAAACTTCTACAGAATTAAACTTATCATAGAATGATTTATTTTTTCTAATGCTCACAATCTTATAAGTATTTTCATCTTCATTAAATTCTATATCTCTATAATCCTTCGCTTCTTCATTACTGACAATTTTAATGTTTGTTCCATCAATATTTAATTTTTGGTCTTTAAATGACAAGGCATTATTAATAGCCGTAAATGCGTTTTGTCCTGTATAATTTAATGCGAGATAGTATTGAGATGTTTCTGTTCCTTTGGTATATTCTGTTCCTACCTCTCCTACAATTTCATCTACAATAGCATCAACTTCAGGGGCTATTGAAAAGGCACTTACAATTTTTACAGATTCTACATCCTTTTTAATTTCACCAATTATAGAAATTGTAAATGTTTCGCCAAGAGAAACACACCCCTTCATAGTTTTCATTTCATCAAAAATTAAAGAATATCTTTTAGTCGCATAATCATATGTATTATATTTAACAAGCATATTTGTATTTAAAGTATTTTTACCATCGGTAATGTGCATTTTATAACTTGTTTCAGGGTAAAATTTGTTTCCTGTATTTTCGTGGAAGATAGGAGAATCACCCCTATGTATTAAATGAGTAGAACCATGACCGTCAAGTTCTGCTATAACATACATCGCTTGAACTGCATGGTCTCCTTTAGTCCATGTATAACCTTCCTTTGTGCAATCAGTAATAGTATAGTCGGTTTTAGTTTTTTCATTTGTAAAGAACTTACCTGTTTTAGGATTAATTACATTTGTTCCTGACATATTATTCATAACATAATGCTTTTTATCTGAACTAAAAGTATCATTAGCGATAGTTAATACTGAAAAAATATCTGATGCGCCTACATTTCCATGAGTATAATTATCAATATGAAGGTAGTGTATAAAGGCAGTAGTAGTATCTAATTTAGAAATATTGTGATTTAAAATTTGATGTAGAGTTTTATCGTTTTCGTTATACAAAAACTTTCCTGTTAAGTCTCCAACATAATGAATCCATTCCATAAGAGTTTCAGTTTCATCGTGGGTATTAGTAGCATTTTCAATATCAAAATCTACTATAACTTTTATATATCCCTCACTATTATGGTGATTTGCTTCCGCCCCTTCTATTTTTGAAACATTTGTAGCGGCCATATCAATTTTAGGAATGTATAAAACTTCTGCATATGCCTTGTGCATTGATGTATCTCTTACTGTATTATCGTTAGGAACATATTGTACTCCGCCACTTGAATCAATATCAGAAGTTGCTCTATGATTATCTAATAATCGAGGTATTTCAAAACCGATATAATCATAAGTACTACCATTTACCGTTGTTGTATCTCTTGTAGTAAATGCCGAATCTATTGTTGTTCCTATATTTGTAGCATTCTGTAAATATATATCTCTTTCTACATTGTATTGATTTCCGGCTTCACTTCCAAAATGTTCATCAGGACTAAACCCTACAACTACTAAACCCATATCATTATAAATTGAAACATCAGTTGTTGTGATATTATCAACAATACCAGCACCATTAATCATTCTATAAGGGTGTGCAATATTACCTTCTTTCTTTATACCTGTAACTATTGATACTGTTACTGCGTTTGAATCATTTGCTAAGGTAGCACCTGATATTTCATAGACTGTAATATATGTAGCCTCAACTCCCATAATATTATAT